AGAACTACCGCCACTACCCGCAAGAGCGTCTTCTTCGTCTTCCTGCCTGTTGTAATGAGTGTTTAGTGCAAAGAATTTATTTAGTCGCATAGTATTCAGCCGTAATACTGGATCTGTTGTGGTTCAGGATCTTCCCAATCATCCGACGGCAACTGGACAAAGTTGCCCTGCCGATACCGCATCAACGCTTGTGTCGTGCTATCTACCAAGTCGTCATACTCCCCATTTGGAAAGGCTGCACACTCTTCTATAAGCTCTTCGGCCCATGTTTCATCGGGGGCCCATATCATACCGCTTTCAAATAACGGAGCTACACTGTGTACACGCGATACTTTATCATTACCCCTAGAAGGCGTAAAGTTTACCACAGGAATTCCCATGTTTCTTAATTCATGCGTTAAAGGGGTACCTGTCGCCTTTGCTTCAATAATTACTGTTTCGGGGTCCCAGAACTTATAAAGCTCATACGCCTTTGCTTTTAATTCAGGAAAGTCCCATCGCCCTTTAACTGAGTCCAAAAGTATCAGATTAGGGGTCCCTGACTCGTTTGGAAAGAACACACCCCACGTTGTAATCGCACTGTAGTCCGCCGTTTCTCTTTTACTAAACGCCGTATCATAACTTTGAATAACATACTCTAGTGCAGGAACCGTTTCTTTTTCCCAAAGATTCCACCACTCCCGCTTTAAAATAGACGTCTCATCACCCGTCGGATTCTGCTGATACTGAGCATTCCACTTGCTAACAGGAATTGAGGCTTTTACTGCTTCAAGATCTACAAGCGGCCAATATTCAGGCCAACAAGACTTTCCGCTAGGCATAATCGCAGGTAGCTCCACCACTTCCCACTGATCCGCTCTATTCTCTTTAGCCTGTGAACGCATCAACTGCCCCGTCAGATCCTTGTCTGACCAACGTGTCATTACCAAAACTATTGCCCCGTTAGGCTGTAACCGTTGTCGGGGACCTCCCGTATACCAATCCCATGCGTCATCAAAACCATTATTCGACATCGCCGTCTGCTCAGAATGAGGATCATCAATAATAATTAAATCACCACCACGACCCGCCAAGTTAGAACCTACGCCAACGGCATAGTACATTCCGCCGCGAGACGTATCCCATCGCCCAGAAGCCTTTGAATCAACAGCAAGTTCCGTGTCTTCAAAAATTTCACGATATTCTTCCCTGTCCAAAAGGTTCTTGACCTTACGACCAAAGCCCACCGCAAGCTCCGTGGTGTGTGTGGCTTGTATGATTTTCATTGAAGGATTCTTACCAATCATCCACGCAGGAAACAGATAACTAGCAAACTCTGATTTCGTGTGCCGAGGCGGCATATTTATTATTAAACGCTTTAAATCGCCACTGGCTACACGTTCAAGCTTATCCGCAATAATCTGATGATGCTTGCCGGTGATAAACTCAGGCCACATGGCTTTTACGAATTCTATAAAGTTATCGTTACACGCCTCAAGGCGTTCAAGCTGGGCCAGCCTAAGTTCCAGCTTCATTATCTTTTCGTCTGTCTCTGTAATCACGCTCATATATAAGACTATATCATAGTAAAAGAAAAAGATTTTAATAACATTTTAACAAGATTTGTTTGAGAGAAACATGGCCCAAGCCCCCTCCGGTGACGGGAAACCCCCTGATTCGTGGATCGTGCGCTAAGTCATTGATTTCATTAGATTTAGCCTCTATTGCCGGAGTCCCGCTAAAAAGATACTAGGGACGTTTAAACGCGCCGTGACCCATGCGAGACGCGCAACGGTTCACGGGCCACGGGCCTTGCTTAGTGTCACTTGCTTAGTGAACCACGGTTCACGGTCCACGGTCCACGGAAAAAAGCAAGGGGGGTGGGGGTGGGGTACTTGTTACATACATATAAGTATTAAGAAACAAGTCGAGTTTACCTCGACCCTATATAGTCGATTAATTTATTTAATTTATTTGTTGCACATTGTTTGACATTGTTTAAACAAGGTAGTAAAGTTATATCTCATTCATTAAAAAGAGTACTACACATGGCTATATTAAACAGAGAAGATTGGATACTGGCGGCTTTGCCTATGTTACAAGAAGAAGTCTTCGGACCCGCCGGTTTAACAATACCCGAAAATATACGTATCGGTTGCGGGGCTTTATCAAATCGTAAAGCGGGCGCAAAAAATCAAACATTAGGAGTGTGCTTTCCCGCCACATCATCGGCGGATCAAAAAATAGAAATCTTTTTATCGCCGGAACTATGTGAAAGTGAGAGAGTCTTAGACGTTCTTTGCCATGAATTTTGCCACGCAATAGATGGGAACGAATCAGGCCACGGCCCCGCCTTCCGGAAGTTGGCTTTATCTATCGGACTTACCGGCAAAATGACCGCAACAATTGCGGGCGAAGAATTGCTAGTAACACTAAAGAAAATTGTAAAAAGAATAGGCGAATACCCGCATGCAAAGCTCGACTTATCCGGCCGGAAAAAACAATCCACGAGAATGATAAAAGTATCATGCACGGTTTGTACGTGGTCTTTTAGAACCAGCAAAAAGAATGTTGAAGCTATGAACTCGCACATATGCCAAGTGTGCGAAGGCGATCTAGACACAACGCTTTAATAAACGTTTAAACGCCCCCGCAAGGGGGCATATCTAAAAAAATACGGAGTGTAAAAATTATGTCACCTATTCAGCAAAAATACGAAAGCCTTTTATCTTCTTTAAACAACGGGGAATTCTGGCTGGCGATGGATCAAATACAAGGTTTGTCGAATTCTATCATGGAGGATACAAACGACGATTTTCTTTGGATGGATGAAGCAATAGACGAAGATTTTACCATGTGTGACTTTTTTATCGGGGCGTGGTTCTGGCTTTCCGACAACCACAGGGGGCAAAATTGCGCCACTTATTCGGCTTTGTCCGCAATTGGTAGAGTTGTAAGGGTTAGACAAACAACTTTAGAAGAAGAGCAACAATGTGCATATGACTTTATGCAAGCTTCCGAAGATTTAATATAAACGTTTAAACGCCCCCGCAAGGGGGCATATTAAAAAAGAGGTACGAAATGAAATTTTTTAACTTAGAACTACAAGGGGAAAATATCCGCGTCAAGTGGAACGAAAGCGCGACTTTTAATATTCAAATATTTATTAGTGGGGAATGGATAGACGAATATTGCTTCACTTGTTACAGGATAGAATCGGAAAGTGCCGCCGTTGAGTGTGCAACTGATTGGATTAATGAAAATATATTTGAATTTAGCGAGTAATAAAGTTTTACATTGTTTTGCATTTAATATACTATGTACATTCATTCAATAAAAAGAGGTAATTATCATGGCTTATGCAATCGAAGTTAAATATTTTTCAATGACTGACAAAACAAACTCTTACCTTAAAGCCACGGCGGGGGACGGGGAAAATAGAGTTTCTCTCAAAGTTCCTTACGATCACACAAGCCCATATCCCGATAGAGACGCCGCGCAAGCACTTATTAATAAGCATTTTCCAGAGCTTAAAATAACAGGCGTAGGGGTATTACCCAATAAAAACGTCGTGGTGACTACCGCGCCAGATGCTCAATATTATCTTAAAAACAGAACTGAGCTTCATAAAGCTATACCCATTGAAGCCGCCGACGCTATCGAAAGAATGATAATTAAAATTTTATCAGACGGTCATAAAATTAATGTGTTTGACGAAGAAGACATTTTAAAACACGGTTGTACCAATAAAAACGAAATCCTCGACGAAATGGGCGCATCTGATGAAAACACTTTGCAAATTGATCGCTTAGGTTCTTTTTTGTTTTTATGGGGTAACGCCGAAGTCACCGAAGAAGTTATTTCTGATTATAGTTATACCCCAGAATCTGAAAGCAAAATGGAAGAATACTATCGAATTGTAGCGGGGTAATTTATGGCCCCCTTACGGGGGCATTCATTCAATAGAGGACGTCAAAATGTTAATTAATGTCAACGGAAGTACACAACAAGTTACTAAAGTTATTCAGGGAACAGAAGCCGCTAGAGCCCAAATCGAGCGCGATTTTTTACAGGTAAATATCGGAAAGGGGCATGGAGTACAAATGCCTGAAAGTGCTTGGAGTCATTTAATTAAGGGCGGGGCGGTAGCTATTTCAGGGACACAATATAGCCATTTAAGGACATGCACCGGAAGCAAAATATTACCACCTAGAAACAACAAAGGGAGGGTTTAAATTATGAGAACTTTGCGAAGGGAACAGAGGCGACAAAAACAATTAAGAGCCCGACGAATGGAAGTTTTTACAGATTCTATTTTAGAGGGTGGGTTTTACGTTGCAGCGATATCCGCCGCCATTGTCTTAATTTACATGGTGGCAATGACAATTAAACCACTTTTCATTTAACTTGTTTAAACGTTTATAAGGGGAATTATTATGGTAATGAAAGATTTTAAAAATAAATTAAATATTCACGATCCCGAAAATATCTACAAATGGTATGACAAAACAACGGGGTGGGTTCTATATTTAAAAATTGCCGCATTTGTGGGAGGTGCCGTCTCGTTAGCGGTATTTTTTTGGTTGTTTACCGTTTTAATGTTTTTAATTTAAGGGCTTTATAATGACAAAAAAACCAGAAATTACTTCGTGGATTCACGTTTTGCCCGCACTTTTAGCACTATATGACGACAAAAAACCAGATTCTTTAGTAAGCAAAGAATTGCAAGAAATGGCAAGAATTGCCGACAAATACGAAAATTTATTAAAAAAGGAAAAATTGATGTGAACAATGACAAGCAAATCGGAATTAGAATAGATTCTCAACTGAAAAAAGCTTTGCAAGAAATTGCAGAGGAACAACGTACTAGTATTTCTCAAATTTTAAAAACGTTAGCGTTGGAACATGCCCGCAAACTTAAAAAAATATAAATTATAGCCCGTTTCGGCGGGCTTTAATTTTATCCCAAACTTCCCCCCAGTCAATCCCCGTTTCCTTCCAAACTCCAAACGGTTCCGCCTTTACGCCTTTTTTTACTAGTTCCATTATTTGGCTTGCGTGGTAAATAAAAATTTGCGGAGCGTTTAAACGTCCTGTTTTATATATCCATATCCACGCATTAGCTTCGGCGTGACTTGAAAAAAAACTAATCTGATGCGCCGACAGGGTAGAGGCATAGCCGGTTATTGATTTTAGTTCTACAAGGTGAAACGAACCTTCATCATCACATACGAGGACATCCGGAACCCCTAACGAGGCCCACGACTCCAAACGGGTAAATCTATAACGGGGGAGTTGTTTCTTCGATTGGCTTTTTATTGACTTCCAGAAGTTTGCTTCCGATTTTTTCCGAATCGTGGATTTCTTCGGAATGCCCGTCGATAATAGTTCCTCGAATTTCATTCAAAGCCCTCAAAACGTCCTCTTTTGACATTGAGTCAATCGACCCATGACGGACCTCTGTTCTATTTATATACAAGCCGCCCACTTGCCCGCGTCTATACTCGGCATTAATTGCCGCCGCGTAAGATTCGTCAGCTAACGCTTTATCTCTAATTTCAGCCAAGGTTCTTAAATGCCTTTCATATTTAATCCCGTATTTTTCGTCACGTTCTCGCGTAGCGATGGCAATGGCCTTTGCCACATGGGGAAGGCGTATCAGTTTGGAGGCGGTAGCGGTGGCATGTTTTGCCCCAAAACCTGCGGAAATAGCGCATTCTGTCTGCGAAGACATGCCGTCCGACATAACGTACTCCTTTACAAAACGGGATTGCTTACCCGTTAAAGGAAGGTTTTCAGGGGGAACAAGCTTTCTCGGCTTAGTGGGAGCGTTTCTTTTTCTGCGCTCTTCGAGCGGCATTGTGTAGCGGCTTTTCATGAAAAAAGAGTTTATCAAAAAAAACCCTATTGTATATAGGGGAAGAAATAAAAAAATAAAAAAATAAAAAGGAATGACCCCTTAACGCATTTTCTACCGTGTACCCCGTGCAACCTAGTGTACCCCGTCAAAGCCCCGTGATCCGTGAAGGTTGCACCAGTTGCACCAGTTTCCCCATCCGTACAAAAAAAACTTTTTTTATTTTCAATCGTACATATATACATAAAGGCCCTATTGCGTCGCACAAGAAGGGCCAAAACTTGCTCATTCACGCAAACTAGAGGTTAGCGTTGCGACTAAAAATCCACTTTCTAAAAAATCATCTACTCTTTCGCAATATTTACTCATGTCGTGACTGCTGACGGATGAAAACATTTCCCACTGGTCTTTTTTCATCTCCGGCGTAGGATCCACAAAATCCTCATTTTCTGCAAACCATAATTGCGTTTGATTAAGTGCGGCACGATAGCCTATACGAGGAATACGAGCCACCACATCCGACCCGTTAACAACTGAAAGTTGCACCTTGAACCCTTCACCGTTTAAACGTGCTTGTTTTCCCCTTTGCCATTTAGCAAAAACGTTTGGTTTGCCAAAAGTGATGAGATCCACATTTTTAAATCCTTTTCTCATAAGGTATAAAATACTAATCTCTGCCAACGCGCCGCCCAAAGAATGCCCTGTAACAATTAATTTTTTTTGCGGGTCTAATTCTTTGCGTATTTCTTTCCATATACTACGGTGAGCAAGCCAAAAACCGCAATGAATCCAAGACCCTTGCACCCTTACGGGCAAAAAATTGGCATTGTAAGCCCAATCTTTTAAGCTATCGGTTCCCCGAAAGACAAGCCAGTTAGCATTTTTTTCACGTTTTAAAAACGCGACCATCGAAGTTTTTTTATTTTCAATTTTTAACGTCTTAGGAATGCCAGACTTGTAAGCTTGTTTGCATAAAAGTGCCGCGTTTTTTAGATTTTTCATCCAAATTTCCTCGCGTTGTCAATTAATTTCATAATGTCTTTGATGATACCATTGATCGGGCGTTGCCCCAATTCTGCCATAATGCCACATACAGCTTTTCTGTCATCTGCAAGTTCTTTATCACGTTTTTCTTCGTACTGCGCGTCAGGATCAATTTCTATGCTTTGTGTTGAATAGTTTTGCTGTAAATCGTGCTTTATTTCATCGAGAACTACCGGATCTCTGTCATTATTCATAATATTGTTTCTCCAATTAAAAAAGTAAATCCAAGTTGTTTAAACAGCTTAATTGTTTCGGGGGTCAGGGTCTTTGTTTTAGTAATTTTGGTTAAAGTACGGCCTTTTTCATCTATTGGATAAAGGTGCATAAGCCCGTTGTTAGCAACTTTAATTTCTAGCTTTATTTTCATTAGTTGCTCCATTTTCCTTGCAAACGTTTTTGATCACGGGAATATAGATCAATTAATATATCGTTTTTTATCCAATTTAAAACAAAACAAATATCCGATTCGTGATAATTAGGAAGAGACATCGTATTTTCCTCGTACCGCATGAAGATGTTTGCGTTTAATATCGGTACCCTATCGCCCAAAGATGCGTAATCTCGAAAATAAGGGTGATGTTGAATTACCTTAGTTATCTTTTTGGTAAAAGTTTTTACGGTATCCCATCCCATTTTTTCCTCGTTGCCATTTTGTAAAAATCCCCCCGCTAAACCAGAATTAGGGTACCTTGACTCTAACGAATTTATTTGATTGATTAAAAAAAACGTAACAAAATCAAGGTGTTCCTTACCGTCAGTTGTAGTAAGAGCAATTTTTAAAGGTTTTTTTGTGTACAAATTGGTTGGGCCAAGTTCTTTTTTAGAATTTAAAAAATGTGCATATTGTGCCATAGCCGCAAAAGTTTTAGGTTCATTAAGATAAGACATTTTTATTTCTCCTATCAATTTCTTTATGAATGATTTTTAAAAGATTACACATTTCGTGAAGTTCAAAATCTAAAGCGGCGGTACCGATTCGGGAAGTTTTAATTTCGGAAAGATCCTCTTCGAGATCTTGTTGAGAAGCGTGGACAACCACGGCCAAACGTTGCAAATCATCGTCACAAAGCTTCATTTTTGTTTACTCCGGCGAGTTTTTTACCAATTCCTAACAAACGCTCACTATGTACTTGCAACACTTCCCGCGAAGTTTCCGACAAGTTTTCAGAATATTTTCCGCCAAGATCAGAGTCGCAATCCATTGCCGCGTTAAATGCCAGAGATGTAATAATTTCTAGTTCTTCTTCGGTAAAATCAATCATATTCAATCTCCTTGTTTATTTTTTGTACCAAAGCGTCACAGTCTGAATCATACTTACCGCCAAGCTTGGTTAGATAAAAAACCATGTGATCTTTCTCGATTGCTTTCTTAGTGCAAGTCCTTAATCTACTATAAAAGTCCCTCACATCTTTATGCGTTAAAGATTGACGGGCTAATATTTCTTGATACAAGCTTTCTACCTTGTCAATGATGCGTTGCTCTACCTTCGATAGCACAGGAGGATTCTTTTCCCAGTGCTTGTTTCGACACTCTTCGCATACGTCACTAGAAGTAGGGTGGCTACCGTTGCTCGATACAGTTGGTCGTCCACATTTCGTTTTAAAATCATACCCATTGCATGGAGTCGGTCTGGTTTGAAACCATCGAGATATTGCGTACACAAACTGTTTTTGGTTAGAAGTAAAGGCTTCTTCATTTTCTGTATGTCTTTCCAATATTTTAACCATGTGTTGAAGCGTATGAATTTCATGGC